ACTTGCGGCATGCCGGGCAGGGTGCAGGTCTGCGCCATTTGCGTGGGTTGGTGGCGATTCTGACGGTGTCTGTGTGGTGCATTTCATTCCTTTCCGTAGATGGCGAGGCTTCGGATGCCGTCGCTCATGCTGTTGGAACATGTGTTCGGATCGTGGTCGATGATGTCGTTTCCGATGCCTTTGAAGCGGAGGCTGGCGGTGCCGTCGGGATGTCGGATGAGTTCGAGTCGTCCGTCGATGATGACGTCCTGGTCGGTTTGGGCGATGCAGCGGCGGCCGATCAGGATTGTCGGGTCGGCCGACCGCCATTTATGCAGCGGGACGTTGACGCTCACCGCGGCTCCTCGCCTTCGTTTTCGCCCCTGGCGTCCTTTTCGGCCGCGTCGTAGCCTTCGTCGTACACGTCGTCGAGCAGCGTCTGGAACTCGGGAGAGGCGAAGAACGTGCTGATGGCGTCCTTGGCCACGCGTCTCCATGGCTCTTTGCCCTCCATGGGCATCTCGTTCCATGGGCGTGGATGGCGGGCCCCGTTGCTGTACCAGCGCAGGTAGATGGCCTCGGCCACCTTGTTCTGCGTCTCCAGACCGATCGGAATGGTTTCCTGGTCTGCCATGATGGCTCCTTTCAGTATGTTTCCGGCGGTTCCGTGGCGGTGCGGTCCGCGATGATGTAGGCGGCGAGCGCGATGCATAGGGTGAGGATGATGAGCATGGCGTGCAGGGCGAGCCATTGGATGGGGATCCAGTGGTGGAGGCCGATGCCGATGATCGGCCGGATGATGGCGTGCGGCACGAGCAGCAGCGCGGTGAGGGAGAACAGCGTGGCGAACCAGTCGCCGACGCGGTTGGAGATGCGGTTGATGGCCTGTTTCATTCCGAGGTTCCTTTCATAGTTGGTTTGGTACGGTTCATGGCCTGTTGGCCATCCAGCCGATCAGGATGGCGGCGCATAGGAGGATCACTGCCGAGATGCTCATCACCTTGCTGCTTCCGTGGCGACGTATCGGACCGGATGATCGGAGAGGTGGCGGATGATGCGCGCGTATTGGCGGATGTCGCGGTCGAGGCATGTGCCGGTGCGGTGGGCGCTGGCTGCGGGCGTCTCCTCTTCCGGTCTCACGTCCCAGCCGGCGGCTTCGAGACTGTCGCGGAGGGTGGCCATGTCGATACGGTGGTAGTGCAGCGGGAGGTTCGGGCAGAGCCGGCCGATGAAGTCGAGGTCGAACTGCGGGTTGCTGCCGGCCGGATGGAGGGTGAACGATTGCGCGAGGCTGTCGACGTATTCCTCGAGCGCGTTCGCCGTCGCCTCCTCCGTATATCCGCCGTCGAGAGCGTCTTCGAGCAGTCCGTTGGCGCAGTGCATGCGCCACGCCTTGATGTTCCCGTCCGTAACGGACGCCTTGCGGCCTTCCAGCCCGATGACGCGGCGGAAACCGCCGACGCACCGCACGCCTCTCACGTCGGTGCAACGCAGTTCCACC